TATTTTAAAATAGGTTATTTTTTGAACAATTTTATAGATAGATGTAGTGGCTCACCCGGCGTAAACCACTCTATTTTGTAGTATTTAGACGTTTTTAGGCATGTTCGAAGGCGAGATGGCCGTTTTTTAACTCGCGGCCATTACTGGTGCCGGTTGAAGATTTTTTCTTTTTCTTTTTTTCATCGTCGTCGATCTCGTCGTCGTCCTCGTCATCATTGACAGGTGCGGCGAGTTGTTTTGGTTGCGGCGAATAGATTGCCTCGATGTCAACGCCGTAGGTTGCCGCCATTTCGCGGTCGGCTTGCCAGCGTTCGAGATGGTCAACATAATCGATGCCGCGTTCACCCAAGATCTGACTCGGCGTCGCGAGCCGTGCGTTGAGCCGCTCTACATCGGCCTTAATGTCTTTTGTAGGGTCGATGTAAGGGAAGCCGCGGGGCTGCCATTCTGGATATTCTATCTCGAGGAATTCGCGGGGCGTGACATCGAGCTTTCCGGCAAGTACCGCGTTTCGCTGAAAAACGTGTGCAACCTCAGTGCAAACGAGCATGGCAATAAAATCCTGCAAATCCTGACATAGTTGGTGGTATTCGCCAAGCCCGCCGCGTGACGAGCTGAAATTGACCTCTGACCAGTCGCCGACAAGCAAAAAATACGGCACGCTGACATCGGTCCCAATGCTCGTTTGCATAGTCGTTGAAAACGCCGAGTGGTTTTGCGTCGGCTGTTTTGGATCGATCTGCTCGATCGACTGGCCGGGATCGAGCATGTGTATCGAGCCGGGGGCCGAGTCGAAGGTTTGCGGAATAACGCTGCCGGTTTCCTCGTCGATTTCACCGTAATAAGGATTTTCTTCGTTGACCTCTTGAGTCACAAATGCGGACGTTTCTGCGGTGTGACGGGCAGACACAACGACGCCCTCTGTGTAGCCCTGAAAAAGTTTTAGATTGAGCAGCGTCGCGGCAAGCCACGTCACGCCGCGAACCTGTGATTCATCCTCGCTCACAAGAAAACCGTGTATCATCTGCTCGGCCGGAATACGTGTCCGCTGGCGGCGATCTTGGTGGCGGGCGAAATTCATCTCGCTCGCGGGCATCGTCAGCCAGTACGCCAAGGGCTTGTAATTTACATCGACCTCGACGGACATAATGATGCGATTGCCGTTTGTCAGCGTCACGTTGTAAGTCTCGTCGAGCCAATTCACATCCCAAACTTTGAGCGATAGCCCATATTCGCCGACGCCCTCGACCATTTGAATAAGAAACTCGCCGTCGCGGAGCAAATGCGTGAGTGCGAGTTTTTGAACGCCACGCCAGTCGAGCTTGCCGCTCAGGGAACAATGTTTGCGGTGCCCCCAATCGAACCACGCCTCTTCGACGCGTTTATTAAGATCGACGTTCAACGTCTTACCGTCGGCCAGACGAGCACGCGATTGCATCTGAATGCCCTTGTGTCCGATGACGTTTGTCCGCATCAGGTGAAGAAAATTGCGGATAAGGCCGTTATCGCGGGCGGCTTGGCGGGCACGGGCACGCAATGGTGCAAGTGCCGTGCGGATCTCATAATTCGCACCGGTCGGCGAGGTTGTCCAGTCCGCGTTGAGGCGGTTTTTGCGTGCACCTGCGTAGCTGCGTCTCGCCGCCCGCGGCTTTGGCGGAATGAATGCTTCGTAAAGTCTGATCGCTAGTTTTTTCTTCATTTTATTTTACACCTCGTAAAATGTAACCGTTGCCCTGCGAATCGCCGGGCCGCCGTTTTTGCCGCGTTCGCGGGTGGCTTCGGCGGCGACAATGGCCGCGTAGTATTTTCGTTGGCTGAGTAGATTTTCTTTATCACCGCGTTTGACACGACGCGAACCGGCCGGCGTTGTGATCTCGTATTCCTGAATGTCGCTCGCCGCAAACGCCAGCAACGCGGCGTCGATCGTGTCGACCATGATCTTAGCGGGCGAACGCGTCTCCACGGGTGCTAAATTCGTCGGATCGACGTTAAAGCCGACCTTTACCGCAACGCGGCCCTCGCCGACGAGTATCTTGTTTGTCGAATCGGCGATCTCGGTGACGACGGCCTGCCATGTGTATTGCCCGGCGGACATATCATCGGTCGTCGCGGCCGGAACATCTATCTCAAACGTGGTGCCGTCGGCTGTGACCGCCGTTCCCCACGCCGCATTAAAGCCCGTGCCCGGCCCGCGAAAGTAATAATTCAACTGCCAGAGCGTCGCCGGATAATCGGCGTAGGTTTTTATCCATTGAATTCGCTCGCCGGTCGTGATCTGTGTCGGTTCGATTGTTCGTGTGCTCATGGTTTATAGTCTCCGTACGGGTTGCTCTTATTCAAATTTCGCCCGCGTCTGATCGGCACGACATTTGATTTTGGTGTTTCCGTTCCGTCATTTTCCATTTTCCGTTGTCCGTTATCCGTTTCCGCCTTGCGGTCCGCGACTTCCGCGTGTTGTAGCCTGCGGCGAGCGAGCTTTTCATAATCCGGGTTTAGTTTAGCACGGGCGGCAATGGCGTAAACGCGCATATCGAGTGCCTCGTTGCGGGCGTTCGCCGAAACCTTTTCATAAACCTTTACCTCATGTCCCATGCGAAAGCGGCTGACCTTTTTCTCGGCACAGAGTTGTTTGAGATAGGCGTCGTCGTATTCCGGGCGGTTTGGGAAGTGACAAAAGCCCGGTCCCGGCTCTAAAACTTTCAGATTGCTGAATATCTCGTCCTTTGCGGCGTTCGTTCCGACCGGTATCATGCGGATTTTTGGCCGATCGCCGACCCATGTGCCCTTTGAGATGATCGGTTTATTGACGTCGCCCATGCCCTTGCACGCGTAATATTTGCGATTTATGTGCTTTTTGACGTAGCGATAGACCATTTGCGAGTGAAAACCTGAGTCGATAAAGGCACATGCGACGCGAAATTCGCCGGTTTCGCCCTCAAAAACCTGCGTCAGCTTCTCGGTCAGCTCGCTCCACGCCTCAAGTTGCCCCGGATCGCCATCAATAACGCCGATCTCGATCGACCACGACTCGGCGTCGCGTCCCCAGCCGACAATTTCATACTCAAGGCGATCGCCCTGCACGTCGACACCGGCGGTCAGCACGATCACGCCGTCGGGCACCGGTGCCTCGTAATCTTCGCGATGTAATGTCAGATCGGCGTAGTCAATACTCTCGTATGGCCGCCACGGTTCGCCGAGCGACGTATTTACCCACGTCTGCATTTGCAGCGAGCCCGCACCTTTCTTTTTTGCTTCGAGAAAGTCCTTGACCATTCGCGACCATCGGACAAACGGCGAATAAAGCTGATTTATTTTGAAGCTCGCGACCTCGGGATCGGCGGGATTGTCCGGCCAAAACGGTTTTTTGAGATCGGCGTCCGTTATCCAACGGCCGTGTTCGAGCATTTCTTGCAAGTCTTCGTACTCGAGCTGCACGCCGCACTCGATACAAACCATGTAGGCAAGGTCAGGGTCGGCCAGTTCGTCGCCGGATGCTTGCGGCCAATGGCAATTTTTCCACTCTAAAAGCTGAAATTCATCGCACGACGGGCACGGCACCCAAAATTGCCGCTTGTCGCCGCGTAGGAAGTCCGCCTCGATGTCGCTGCCGTCGTCGGCCATACGCGGGCTGCTGATCTTGCCGATCTTTTCATAGCCGTCGTAAGTTTTTGTACGGGCCTCGCCGAGCTTAACCGCGTCGCCCTCGGGCGTCGGTTTGTACGCCGCTTTTTCGTCAAAAAGCAAGATTTGAATCGGCCTCGACGACAATTCCGCCGGCGACGTGGCCCAAAGTATAAATAATTGCCCGCCGGGGAAGCGTTTGACGTTCTGGTTGTTGTCCTCGGATGCGGTTTTCACGAGCCGTTTTAATGCCGCCGTCGTCCGCGTCATGGAGTCGAAGGATTCAATAGTCCAGGCCTTTGCCTTGTCCTCTTTTTCGGCGACGTAGGCAATCTCGGTCGGCTCGACGTCAATGTAATATCCGGCGACATTTGCGAGGATCTCGGAGCCCGCGACCTGTGCCGATTTCATAAAGACGACCTCGCGGATGAATGGATCGGTAAAGGCGTCCATGATCTCGGTCGCGAACGGCACGGTTTTGTTTGACCATTTACCTTTTCGGGCGCCGCGATCGACAAAGCGATTTGTCTCGGCCCACGCCGACACCGATCCCGTTCCGTCGGGAATTGCCCGGCGAATTGCTTCGGTGACTACGGTTTTTGCGGCTACTGCACCCATGATCTTTGCCACTAATTACACGAGTCGCACGAATATAAGCGGCTTTTTATTAGTGTCATTCGTGACATTCGTGGCTAAAACTTCTCTTATTTCTTCACCGGCGGCACCATTGCCTCGTCATTTTCGCGTAAACGGGCGAAAATCTTGTCTG